ATTTGATGAACGCTGGTGTGCTGCATATGATTGTGACCAGAATGATGAAGAACATCGCGAAATGCGAGAACGTTCTTTTGATCTTCATGGCAACGTCTTAGGCACAACTGAAGAGGATTTTGCTACGGATGTGAAGGCCAATGTTTGGTACACTCCTACTATTGAGCTAAGTCAATTTGACGTACCAAGTGCGAGTGCATCGAATGCATCTCTCACTACAGCTCAAATTCGAGATTTAATGTCGGAGAACTGTGTGCGTCTTCAAATTGAAGCAACCGATTCTAATCATAAATGTCGCACAGGAGGTGTTTATGTGCGAGGACAATATTTAATGTTTAATCGCCATGCATTAGGTGAGGCATCGCGCTTTCGTATTAAGCTCATTGCTGGACCAGTGGCACAAGGTATTACACCGAATGTCACCTTTCTAGCACAACGTAGTGAAATGATTGAGTACGGAGAGCGTGATATTGTTATCATGCGAGTACGAAATGCACCTCCACGTAAAGATATTCTCAAATATTGGAATGATGTGCAGATACCAGTAACTAATATGATTTCCATTATGCGAGGTATGGATGGTTACACAACGTTCAATGAAATTTTTAATGTCCAATATAAGAGTGATTTTCCAATTGAAAGATTAAACCGAGATATGCCTTTATATATGGGTAAATCTACGAAGGAATCCCAAGTAGGGGAATGTGGCTCGTTAGGAGTTGCAATAACCCCTAGAGGACCAGTGATTATGGGTGTTCATACCATTGGATATATCAATTCCATTGGTTTCCCACACATTACGCGGAGCGAAATAATGTCCATGTTAGATGAGAATGATCTCTCTTTTATCGAAGGAGGCGGAAAACCTGCCTTCTCTCTACAAAGTGACGTCCATCTTCAACCTCCTCACCATAAGAGTATCTTTCGATATATTGAAACCGGTATATTAAATTTCTACGGAACGATTCCAGGTTTCATTGCCAAAGGCAAATCACGTGTGTGTGCTACACCATTCCAGCAAGAAATGTTAGATCATTTCGATGTTGAGTTGGATCATGGAGCACCAGCACTTAATGGTTGGGAACCTTGGCGGAAAAATATCGTTGAGATGGTTAAACCAAATTGTGCGATCGATCAAACTTTGTTGCAAGATTGTGCTAAGAACTTTGCTCGCGATATTGTATCGGGACTTCAGATGAAGCACGGTGATGCATGGAAAGGTGAACTTTTAACCTTGTCAGACCGTGCTAGTATCAATGGTTTGCCAGGTGTTAAATTCATCGATGCGATAAATAAAAATTCTTCAATGGGCGCTCCTTGGAATAAGACAAAGAAGTCTTTTCTGGTAGCAGCCCCGTGTGAGAGATATCCTGAAGGAGTTGATTTCACTAATGAAGTATGGGATCGTGTACGCTCAATCGAAGATCTCTATCGAGATCGTAAGCGTGCTAATCCAGTATATACCGCACATCTTAAGGATGAATCAATTTCTCTAGCTAAGATTGCTGAGAAGAAAACCCGTATGTTTACGGGGGCTCCAATTGATTTCTCTCTGGTTATGCGCAAACAACTATTATCTTTTGTACGATTAGTCCAGAACAATATCTTTATTTTTGAGGCATGTCCTGGAGTCGTATGTCAGTCGCGTGAGTGGTCCAAAATTTACCAACATTTAACGTGTTTTGGTAAGGACCGAATGGTGGCTGGAGACTATAGTAAGTTTGATAAACGTATGACCGCTGACGTCATTCTTGCTGCATTTGATGTAATCCGTTCAGTACATAAAGCTGCCGGTTATTCAGATGAAGATTTAGTTCAAATTTCAAGTCTCGCCTTAGATGTGGCATTTCCAATAGTGAATTGTCGAGGTGATATCGCAATGTTTTTTGGTACAAATCCATCTGGTCATCCATTAACGGTGATTATCAATTCGTTGGTGAATTCTTTGTACATGCGTTACGCTTTTGCGAAACTTAATCCTGAGAAACGTGATTGTTCAGAGTTTCAGACTAGAGTTCACTTGTTAACATATGGTGATGATAACATTATGGGTGTATCTGTTGATACCCCATGGTTCTCACATACACAAATTCAAGAAGCACTAGCACATTTTGGAGTAGTGTATACGATGGCAGATAAGGAGACTGAGAGTGTTCCGTTCATCAATATTAATCAATGTTCTTTTTTAAAGAGAACGTGGCGTTGGGACGAAGAAATGCAAGCGTATGCTTGCCCTCTTGAAGAAGCATCCATTCACAAGTCATTGACAGTGTGGGTTGCTTCACAAACTATTGACCGTTATAAACAAATGGTAGATGTGGTCACAGCTGCCAACAACGAATACTTCTTTCATGGTCGAGAAGAATTCGATAAACATCATAGATTCTTGTGTGAAATAACGGATATTGAACCGTTTGATCAATACAAGACATCCTCCACCTTGCTTAGTTGGGATGCTCTCCATGAGAGATTTAAGCGAGCGTCGGAGTAGATAAATTTATATCTCAACCTATATAATATGTTTGGCTGCTTATTATATATTTACATTTAGTCACAGAAAAATATTAAAGAGAAAACAGAAAGTGTTGAGACAATCACCGAAAGAATTGTCCCTGTTCATACGTGTGAGAGCGCATATGAACAGAGTAATACGGCTCTCTTTCAATTGCAAGCTGATATTCAAGCTCCGGAGGAAACGGAAGTGACGGCAACGTTTACTGAAACACCTCAAGAGCAAGCAATGTGGGTTAGTAATGCAGATCCTGAGATCTCACAGGTTGATTCCACAGAGGATTTACCTTTGGAATCTTTCCTGGCTCGACCAGTTACAATTGTTTCATACTCTTGGACCACCTCCGATCCGGTAGGTGTGTTGGGATCATTTAGACCCTGGCAGTTATTTATGAATACTCCAACTGTTAGAAACAAGTTGAATAATTTTGCCTTTTTTAGAGGTAAATTACATCTTAAGGTTGTCATAAATGGAACTCCTTTCCAATATGGGTGTTTACGTCTCGCTTATAGGCCTCTTGTGGGTTTAATACGAGATTCGATACGCACCAATACAACATCCGACCTTCCATTACGTGTACCATATTCACAAACACCAGGTTTCTATATAGACCCTAGTGCCAATCAGGGCGGAGAAATGGAACTTCCATTCTTCTACCATAAAAATTGGTTGGATATTACAAGTAATACCGATGTGGACAATTTTGGTCTTGCTTCTTTGATTGTTTATGCTCCGCTCAATATAGCTCTAACTACTGCAAGTACTGCAGTATCAGTGCGTGTTGTAGCTTGGGCTACTGATGTTGAACTTATGGGAGCTACAAGTAAGTTCGCTTTACAATCAGATGAGTATGGAAAAGGAGCAATATCCGGACCAGCGTCAGCAGTTGCTGGTGTGGCAGGGATGTTGACTAAGATACCTGTTATTGGTTCATTTGCAAGAGCGACACAAATAGGAGCGAGTGCGGTCTCATCGATTGCATCGATATTTGGCTTTACTAATCCTCCGAATATTTCTGATGTTCAACCAATCTATCAAATGTCAGCACCACATCTGGCCACCTCCGATATTTCAGTTCCTTATCAAAAATTGACTTTGGACCCGAAAACCGAATTGGCCATAGACCCATGCCCATTTTCATTACCAAATGTGGACGAATTGTCTATTAACCATTTGAAGAAGAAAGAATCTTTCTTTGGTTATACTACATGGAGTACAACTCAAAATGTAAATTCGAGTTTATTCTACATGCGTGTAACACCTTCAATTAGGGATCTAGTAACACTCAATAATGTGGGTGTTAAGGGTTACCGCCATTACGATACTCCCCTATCTTATATGGCTAACGTATTCCAACATTGGCGTGGATCTCTTAAGATTCGCTTCAAAGTAGTTTGTACTAAATACCATAAGGGGAGGATTAAAATCCAATGGGATCCTGTTAATAATATCTTCACAGATAACCCTGATCTAAATACTGCTTATACGCATATTTTGGATTTGGGGGAATCTACTGAAGTTACTTTAGAGATCCCTTATCATCAAGCTACAGCTTGGCTTAGTACAGCGTCAACTGCCGGTGAGAATGGGTGGAGGTTAGGAACCAATATCGCGCCAGTCCCTGGTTGGGATAATGGTATGCTAGGTATTAGAGTTTATAATATTCTCGAAGCACCCTCCACACCATCAACCGTCACTATTTTGGCGTATATCTCTGCTGGTGATGATTTTGAATTTTCAAATCCGCGCAGTAATATCACAGTGGATGATACAGTTCCCACACCCTCATTTTTCGCTCTACAGAGTGATATTGATGAGTGTGATCCATGTTTGTATCAATTGCAATCTGATACATCAACTTATCATTGTTTTGGCACTAGGGGTAAACCTAGTGATCATAGATATGATATGAATTTCGGAGAGGCTGTATTGTCACTTCGAAAACTTTTGCGTCGTAGTCAAATTGTTGACACCGTGCCTTTACCCACTGGAACCGTATCTGCTACGAATATCTACCGTAAAGGACTTTTTAGAATTCCTTATACACCAGGTTATGTTCCCTATTCTTGGTCCACACAGGCTAATAGGGTGTTAGCAGGAGGTACGGCTAATTATGCATTTAATAATATGCATATGATTCCTTATATTACTGGTATGTTCTTGGGTACTCGAGGGGGTGTAAATTACACCCTAACCGCGAGTTGTCCCCAAGCGCAACTTAATGATATTAGAATTACGCGCGTAACAGATTCATCTGCCATCACCCCTACCAATCGCTTGGTTCAATTAATGACTTCAATAGCAGGTGCAGCCACTCTTTCGAGTAAGGTTGCAAATCTTGGAGTTATATGGAATAAGCGCGATGGTCTTGCTGGTATGGCACTATCTTCAGCTGTGATAGCACCTACTGTGCAATTCACTATCCCAGACAACAACAATTACAATTTCACATTAAGTGATCCTGATCACTGGTTGGAAGGGGATGCCGCTGATGGCACTAATGCTCAAGGAGCCTTAGTGACAATCACAGTGGCTAACTCAACAGCCAATGATGAGGTGGGGTACACTACCCTACTCACTTCAGCAGGAATTGGAACAGATTTTACATGTCTGTTTTTCTTGTGTTGTCCAACTTTGGATTATTTACTTAATGATCCAACTCCAGTTTAGTTTTTCTGAACTGTAAAATGAACGTTGTAGTCGTTCATCTCTCATTTGAGAGTTCCACTCCACGCATAACGTGGTTGTGATCCATCAAGAGTTTTGTACTCGTGGTCCAACCACGGGGAAATTTTGCTCGGATGAAATTACAATCTTTAACGTTATG